ACCTCTTGTTACAAATGTTTTACCAGAACCTGGACCACCTGCAAGAAAAAATGCCTTAAAGATATTTGGGTCATATAACCCCTCTTTTAATTCTTGATATCTTATATCGTTAAATGTTTTCATCTTTCTATTCTTTTAATTATCTTGTTTGCAATAACTTCAGGTTCAGCACCCTCAGCTTTTATATTTATTAATTGTTCTTCAAAATGTTTGATAACAGGACCAACTTGTTTTTCGTGTTCTCTTAATCTCTGTTTAATAATTTCTGGTTTATCGTCTGCTCTACCTCTGGCAGTTAATCTTTTTATAACTTCTTGTTCAGAAACTTGTAAATTAATAATATAGTTGTGTTCAATATTATTTTTATCCATAGCCTCTACTTGTTCCATACTTCTAGGAAAGCCATCAAATACATAACCGTTTCTTGCGTCTGGTTGTTTTAATCTATCCATAACCTCTCGCATTACAATTTCTGTTGGTGCAAATTTACCATTTGCTAATAATTCTTTTACCTTTTTTCCGTCTGGTGTATCTTTCTTTGCTAAGTCTCTCATCATATCACCAGTATAAATGTGTGGTATGTCAAAATGTTTAGTTATATATTTTGAGTAAGTTGATTTACCAGAACCTGGTCCACCTATCATTATAATCTGCCAAGGTCCGCCTTTAACTTCTCTTAAAAATCTTTCTACAAATTTCACTTTCTATAACCTGTGCCTTTCTGTCTATTGCACCATCTTTTTTGCCAAGCCCATACACTCATTCTACCACCTATACTTTCACATATAGAATAAAAAAAGTCTAAAACACCTACTAGTTTCTTTTTAATTAAATCAATTGTATCTGGTAAAGTTCTCATTAATTCCACCCTTTAGGTATTGTAAAGTTTTGCCTACTAAATTCTAATCTATCTACAAGTTTAACTGCACCTGCAACTTTATCAACTGCAACATAACCCTCTGGTGCCGTCACTCTATAACCATTTGACGTTCTAACAAAATGACCTATACTTTGTATTTGATTCATTTTTCTTAATAAAGTATTCTTAGCATTTGCTAAAGTAATATGACTTGCAATCGCAAAGTATAAAGCTTGTTTGTTTCTATCAATAAGTCTTAAACCATTTTTTTGTGCTACAATATACTTCTCTTTACCTTTAGATGTTTTTTTAGAATCTATTTCACCTTGTAGCATATTGTTATAATAATCTCTAAACTTTTGTTGCATATCTCTAACTTTACCCATATCACCTTGCGTATTTTTAATAAAGTAATTAAAGAAAGTTTTTAATCTATATGCAACCGATAATGGGTCTTCTTTAGCTGTTGACATATCATTTAATAATGTTTTTGCTTTAGATAAAGAGCCTTCAGCCATTCTTATCTGAGCGTCAAAAGCCGTTAATTCTCTTTTGTTAAACATTACAGAACCAGATTTATCTGTATATTGAGCAGACGCCAAGAATATACTTGTACCACCACTACCTCTTACGGTACCAAAACCTGCTGATAGACTTTTCATATCTTTACCAGCATATGATGTATGAAATACAATACCCATTTTTGCTCTGGCAATTTTTCTGCCGATATCACTATCAACTGGTACTGCATATGTTATTGTATTAGGTGTAAATGAAATCATTTTTTCACCATCAATATTAACTAATTTCTTATCTTTGTCTGTAAACAATAAATCACCTTGTAGTATACCTTTGATAGGCAATCTTTTAAGGTAATTAAAAGTAAAAATAAGTTTTTCACCTGCACCTGAAGTACCGTGATTTCTTTTTATATCTGCTATTGAATAGTTGATTTTAGGAGTGACGTTGAATACTGATTTTGTTCCGACAAAGAATTTGCCGTTCTCTGGATTTTGACCGCATATTATAGCAGGCGCACCGTCCCATTTAACGGTCATATTAGTTGCACCACCGGTATTACCGGCTAGCATATTTCGTACCGATTTCAGGAAGTTGATTGCGTTTTCACCGCCTTTAACACCATTATTGATAATATCATCTTCTAGGTGTTCTAGGTGTGTGTTCTTTTCCTGTGTAAAAAATCCTTTAAAACTAAACATTTGTTCTCCAATTTGTCCATTATACCAAAATTTTCCATAATTGTCAATATTAAATCACACTACTATTTATATTTTTTGAAAGTATAATCACACATAATATGGCTAGGATATACTCCTCCTTGCTTATTTCTTATGTTGATTTTCAAGGTTATATATGGTGTGTCAATATCTATATCTACACGTTTACCAGCACTCTTTTTACCACCATAATATGCGATAGCTGAGACTGGATTAGCAAGTTTATTCATAAACTCTCTAGTCATCTTGAAATGGTGTATCTCATTAGGGTTTTTTGCGTGTACATAATGATAACCATAACCTATACCCGATTTCAAAAACTTAATAAACTTTTCTTTTTCCATTTTACTAAAGACATTTTCTTCACTTCTTTCTTGTTTACCACCATAAGAGTTAAATACATCTGCTAATTTTTTAGGTTTTAAACCTAACATTTTTAACAACATTAAACCTTGTTTGTTTTTAATTGTTCCGTGGTTTCTCATTTCATCTGCAATAAGATATTTGGTAACACCAGCATTAAAGAATGTTACCGTTCCTGTTGCCTTTAGAGAAAGATAAACAGGACCTTTATCTGAAGTCACCGTAATATCTGTCACGGTCTTTCCTATATTCTGGTCACCGGCTGTTCCTATAAATGGTTGTGTTGTAAAAATTAATGGTCTTTTTTGATTCAAACCACCTTCATTATTTACATCAAATTTTTTAGATTTAGCCCAACCATACATACTTGACATTTCATCTATAATTTTTTTAGAGTGTTTACTTTTGTAATCAGTTTCATCTTCCCACCAAGTATCTAAATCTTTTGTTAAATCTAATTCAAACTGACCACCTTTATTAGCAACACCTCTACCACCTCTACTGCCTTCTCCAAAAGAAAGTTTTACTTCATTAACTTTCAATGCTTGTTTAAGTTCTTGTATTGTGGTTACACTTTGAAAAGCTCTAGTAATTTTTATAGTTTTCTTTTCAGCAGGCTTTCTGCTTAATGCAATAGGGTCAGGTCTATTAAATTTTTTATGTAAATATTCATAGACTCTAGCGTGTTCTTTTAGAAACACACCAGCCTTTTGTATATCTGCCTGTGATTTAGGTATAAAGTCGTATGCCATTAATCTCTCCTACTATATTTAGGAGCATTTGGCAACTAGTTTTTTGACATATAATTAAGACAAAGGAAAGGTGGTACACCACCGTTATTCTGCCAAATCTTATGTTCGTTTTGAAAATCTGCTAGTTTTCTTGCGTCTTCTTCAAAGAAATACTCCGATATCACCGACTTTGTAGGTTGTTCTATAACCTGCCATATCATTTTTCTACCACGTTTAACTAATTTTGTATCGTATGACAATTTAACTTGTTTCCCTCCGGGTCTTTTATCGCCTTTATGAAATCTAACCTTTTGTGTTTTCTTTTTTGGCATTATAATTTGAAGTCACTAAACTTATCGTAAGCGACCTCTTTTTGTTCTACTTCTTTTTGATTGCTGTCAACAATTGATTGTGCTGATTGGCCTACATCATATAGTCTCATTTTAGCCCTATCTACACCTACGATAAATGACCTGTTGACGCTTGGGTCATTGTATCTATTTTTAAGTTGTTTAATTTTCATCTGACCTAGAGCTTCTAACTCTTCAGTTGACATTAAAGCAAACATAAAATCTGCTGTTGCTGGTAAACCAAAAGATTCAGACGTGTCTTCTAATCCAATATCTGTTGCTGTATAACCAGTTCTTGTTGTTTGTGTTGCACTAAAGATTGGTACATTAAATTCTACTGCAAGGCCTCTTAACTCTTCAGCGATTGCCTTAATATAAAAATAAGAACCAATATTACCACCTTTGAATCTACTTGAAGCACATATATTTAAATAGTCAATAAAAAGTATATCAGGTTTAAATGATTTCTTTAAAGCCAGTTCATTAAACAATGCTTTAAAATGTCCTGCGTGAGCAGACGCTGTTGGATATTCTTTGATAATTAATTTACCATAGGTCTTATCTGAAATCTTTTTAAGTTTATCATCATATAAATCTTTAGGCATTACGTGTAGGTCATCCATAGAAACATCTAATAAGTTAGCGTCTATTCTTTCTGCAATTCTTTCCTCTGCCATTTCTAAAGTTATATACAATACATTATAACCTTGAGTCAAAAAGTTTGAAGCACAATGACACATAAACAAAGATTTACCAACACCGGTACCTGCTAATGCAATATTCAATGTCTTCGCTGGTATACCACCTTTGGTAATTCTATTCATATAATCTAAATCAAATTGATACCTTTTTTCTTTTGTATGATACCATTCATATCTATTTTGTGCGTCATCAATATAGTCGTGACCTACGTGGTTATCAAAAGAAACTGCCAATGCGTCTGATAAAATATTAGGTATTGCCTCTGGTGTTCTAGTCTTATCTTTCTTATCAAGAATTTTAATACCAGTTAATACTGCATTGTGAACGGCTCTATCTTTACACCACTTTTCAGTAGTATCTAATAACCATTGGTCATCTGATTCAACATCTTGTATAGTGTTTATGTAATCTTTTATCTGACTATGTTCAGTATCATTAATATCTTTTCTTGAAGCTATCTCAATTGCTATTGCGTCTTTAGTAGGTACATTATTATACTTTGTAATAAAATTGAATACAGCAGTAAACATAACCTGTTCAATTCTATTTACAAAGTAATCTTCTTTTAGAAAAGGTAAAACTTTTCTAGCATATTCTTCTTTGTAAAACAGATTACTTAATATTGTATATTCTATTCTATCATTTGTCATAGTTGTTTTGTATCCGTTATATGTTGCTCTCTTATTGTACCCGCCATAGGTATTATATGATTCGCTTTTCTTTTAAACTCTCTATCAATATAACACGAAGTTGTTTCAGAGTCAACGTGTAGAGGTTTAAATCCGTGAAAGTGAATAGGTATTAAATCTGATTTGTCTAACAACTCTTTAGTATTCTTATGCCAATCGCTATTATCTAATATTATTATTCCACCTTTATTTAAATTTTCTAATGCTGGTTTTACACAATCATATCTCATAATACCATCAATAACAATAAGGTCAAACTTTATATCAAAATGAAATATTGAATTTACAAAGTCAACTGGTTCTTCTTTTAATATTACGTTTGGAGTTTTATCACTTTTAACTCTTTTAAACCATTCTGGATTATGTTCAACAGCATAATAATTTACATCCTTTTCAGACCAATAAACACTACTATATCCTGTACCATATTCAAATACATTTACACCTTTTAAATCAAGACTATTAATATATTCATAACAAGGATAAGTGTACATAGGCATAATATTATTAGAGCCATCTGTTGGTATATTTCTTTGTGAAGATTCAATAAAGCCATAATCTTTTCTTAACTTATTTGTCAAGAAACTAAAATGTAATTCTTCTATTGGTAAACTAACACCACCTATCTTTACTGATTTAGACATAATGTAGATAACTCCCTAGTATATACTTTGGTTGACTTACTGGTTTTTCTGCCGTATGTCTGTATGTCCACATTGGTGGAAACATTAATAGTCTGCCTGCTTTTGGTTTTACTTTGATATCATACTCTGGAAAAGTAGTATGACCACCTTCATTGTCATTTAAATATAAAAAGAATACTAAAAATCTTTTAGCACTCTTGTAATCATAAACATCAACGTGTTCTTTAAATTCATCTTTATCATTTAGTTCATATTTTTTAAATCTGATTTCTTCATAAGCATACTTACTAGGCCATTGGTTATCTTGTATATTATTATCTTTCATATACCTATCAATATGTGGTGTGTAAACACCTTTCATCATCACCTGAACATAATCTTTCCAACGTGTATCTTGATTCATATTAATCTCTGTAAAATACCTTTGATTTTCTTTCTCAACTCTTATTTGATGAGAAGTAAGATTATCAAACTCTTTTATCAGATGGTCACAATGTTCTTTTTTTAAAACATTATCATAAACTGATACGTAATTATGTAATTGCTTTACCACTTTTTACTTGTTCCTCTAATAGTTCTAATAATATATCACCTATGTAATCAATAAATTCTTGGTTTTCATTTAGATTATATTCAGTAGGATTTAATGCAACCGTATAATCAAACTTCATAGGTAATTTACCCTCTTTCATTTCTGATTCGGGTGCAAAAGATACTTTACCATAGTGATAAATTGTGCCAATGAATTTACCCTCTGTAATTTTTATACAGGAGTATTCATCGCCTTCTCTATGAGCAAAGATATATCTTTTATTCTTCGTCTTGTCCGTAGGTGAATTTTTGTTTTGTGTACTCATCAATCTTTTCCAATATTTCTTTTGTATAATACTTTTCAGGCTCTGTATTGATAGACTTACCAAATACTTTTGTGCCGTCTGGCATTTCATATCTAGTAGATACCTTTTTAAAGACACCACATTCTTCGCCTAATTCTAACAGACCATAATGTCTATCTAAACCTTGCTTGTATGATAGTCTTACATCAATTTGAGCGTTCTCTTTTGTTATTCTTGATTTAAAGTTTTTACAATGTATAATATTACCTACTACCTCTGTACCGTCTTTTTCTTTTCGTTTAGAAAGGTAGATGATTGATGAAGCAGCGTATTTCAAACCTGAACCGCCACCCATTTCTTTTTGTGGAAACATAGAACCAATCACATCATAAGTGTGATTAGTCATTATCATAGGAACATTTGCTTGACCTAGTTTTAAAGTCAATACTCTGAAAGTAGATTTAACAATTTGTGACCTTGTCATATCTCTAGTTTCTTTACCAGCAGCCGTATCTTCCATTTCTTTTGTAGTAGATAACATACCTAAACTGTCTAATACAAACATCATAGGTTTTCTTTTGTCTTCTGGTTGTTCCAAATATTTGTCAATCACTTTAATTGATTGAGCTCTGAATTCTTGTACTGTTGCAACTGGCATTACCACAAGTCTTGTACTATCAACACCTCTACTCTCAACCATATCTCTTGATATAGCATTCTCTGATTCAAAGTAGATTACACCTGCGTCTTTGTCTGCCTCTAAAAAGGAC